TGGTGGACTAACACCTGGACTAACAGTATTTGCAGGTCCTAGTAAACATTTTAAAACAGCATTCGCTATGCTATTAATAAAAGCATTCCAAGAGAAATATGAAGATGGTGTTGTATTGTTTTATGACTCAGAGTTTGGAGCACCTCAATCTTACTTTGAAACATTTGATATTGATACAGGCAAAGTAATACATACACCTATCTCAGATATTGAACAACTTAAACATGATATAATGCAACAGTTAAATGGTGTTGAAAGAGACGATCATCTAATGATTGTTGTTGACTCTGTTGGTAACTTAGCTTCTAAGAAAGAAGTAGAAGATGCTTTAGAAGGTAAAAGTGTTGCTGACATGACAAGAGCTAAACAAATGAAATCTTTATTTAGAATGGTAACTCCTCACCTAACTATTAAAGATATTCCAGCTATTGTAGTTAACCATACATATAAAGAGATAGGATTGTTTCCTAAAGATGTTGTTAGTGGTGGTACAGGAATTTATTACTCAGCAGATAATATTTTTATTATTGGTAGACGACAACAAAAGACAGGAACAGAAGTTACAGGTTATGAATTTGTAATTAATGTCGAGAAGTCTAGGTTTGTAAGAGAGAAGTCTAAGATCCCTGTAGAAGTTACATGGGAGAACGGTATTAGCAAATGGTCTGGTCTATTGGAAATGGGAATAGAATCTGGATTTGTAATAAAACCTACTGTAGGTTGGTACCAAGCAATAGATCCTGATACAGGAGAAGTAGCAGATGTTAAACATAGAGCTAAAGATCTCGGTAAAGAGTTTTGGCTTCCCATATTATCAGACAAAAGATTTTCAGACTGGGTACAACAAAGATATACAATCGGCTCAGTAGAGATGATGGGAGATGAAGTTTCAGATGAAGATATTCAACAAGAATACGAAAAAGTCTAAATGCGATCGTTGTGGAGACATAATAAAGAAAAACGATAAATCTTATTGTTTTCACAACACAGAAGAAGAAATTTATATTTGCATGCCTTGTGTTCGTGATGTCTATAATGAGTATGTAAAGTTTAATGGTGACGGAATATTAAAAGAAATGGATAATCCAATTGAAGAATAGAATTGAACAAGTTATATTAGAAAATCTTATAAAAGATGATGCTTATGTTAGGAAAGTAATTCCTTTTCTAAAACCTGAATACTTTATGCAGTATGAAGATAAAAAAGTATTTGATATTATTCATAGCTTTGTAGAAAAATATAACAATCCTCCTAGTAAACAAGCAATTATTCTAGCAGTTAATGAAGACACATCTTTAAATGAAGATAGTCATGCTAAGTGTATGGAAGTTATTAACACTCTAAATGGAGATGAGGTTAATAGAGATTGGTTAGTAGACGAAACAGAAAAATTTTGTAAGGATAAAGCTCTATATTTAGGAGTAATGGAATCTATACAAATTATAGATGGTAAGAATAAAGAGAAATCTACAGATGCTTTGCCTAGTATTTTATCTGAGGCATTGAGTGTAGGATTTGATACAAACATAGGACATGATTTTATAGAAGATGCCGAGAAACGATATGACTTTTATCATAGGTTAGAAGAAAAGGTAGAGTTTGATCTGGACATGTTTAATAAAATAACAGAAGGTGGTTTATCTAATAAGACTCTTAATATAGCATTGGCGGGTACTGGTGTAGGTAAATCCCTGTTTATGTGTCATATGGCGTCGGCAGCAATCTCTAAGGGTAAAAATGTATTGTATATTACCCTAGAAATGTCAGAAGAACGCATCGCAGAGAGAATAGATGCTAACCTAATGAATATCCCTATACAGGAATTGAGTGATTTATCCAAGGCAATGTATGATGATAGGATTAAAAAGATAAACGATAAGATTGAAGGTAGACTTATTGTTAAAGAATATCCTACAGCGTCTGCACATAGTGGACACTTTAAGGCATTGATTAATGAATTAAAATTGAAAAGAAGTTTTTTCCCAGACATTATCTTTATTGACTATTTGAATATATGCTCTAGTAGTAGATTTAGGCCTGGGAGTAGCGCTAACTCTTATACAATTATTAAGAGTATAGCAGAAGAACTTAGAGGGTTGGCTGTTGAACAAGATGTTCCTATTGTAAGTGCTACACAAACAACAAGAGGTGGTTATGACAATAGTGATGTTTCATTAACAGATACTTCTGAGAGTTTTGGTCTTCCTGCTACAGCAGACTTAATGTTTGCTATTATTAGTACAGAAGAACTAGAACAGATGGGACAATTTATGATTAAACAGTTGAAAAACAGATATGCTGATCCTACAAGGAACAAAAGATTTATGATAGGAGTTGATAGAGCTAGAATGAAATTATTTGATCTAGATCCTTCAGCACAAACTCAACTTACTGATGCGAATATAGATATTCCTGTATTTGATAGCGGACAAACGGAAAATAAGTATGACGACTTTAAATTTTAATGATATAGAATGGGAAGTAATGGATACACCTGTGGCAAAAAGATTTGCCAGTTTTTTTGAGAAACATGAAAGCACTTCTAAACAAATATTTTTTATGGGTGAAACAGATATACAAATAAAAGATGAAATAGATAAATCACTTTACATGTTAGGACTTGAACCTTCTGATGATATGAACAAATTACATGACATATTTGCAGATCATAAAACACCTACCAAGGAATTAAGTAGATTAAATAATCTTATTCATTACCATGAATTAGTTGAACATGGATTTCCGCCTCGATGGGGCTATATGTTTGGTGATGATAATGCTAAGATGGAATTAACCGAAGAAGACTATGAACATTTTACTCTTACAAGAGAGTTTGGAACATTGTATATTAATTACTCTCATGTAGGTAAACATTTTGCTGAGGTTGTTTTTTCTAATGATTATGATATAAAGAAAGAACAATATCGTCCACAAGAATATGCACGCCCTAGTTTCATGTGTTGGTTGGGTGATGATTTAGAGGAAACAGATATAAGAGCATTTAAAGTTAGAGTAGAAAATGCAAGACAAATGTTACAAGAAAGATTAGAACTACCTGAAAAAGGAGATCCAGCGTTAAGAGTAGGATATATTCCTTTTGCTAAGTTAAAAATGGATATAAATAATAGTGAACTTGTTAATCACTTACTTAAAGTGAAAGGCAAGAATACGAATTATATGGAACTATTTCCACAGGAGTAAAAATGGTAGATTCAAAAAATGATTGGTCTGAAGAACCACAAACAAGAAAAGTAAATTTAGAATTAGAGATAGATACAAATCTAAAAGATTCAAGTAAAAACAGATATCAAGGTTTAATTGACCTTGCAAGAGCATTTGATCAATGGAGAATATTTCCTCGTATCTTTATATCTACATACATTTACTTACTCTACAAAGTAGTAATTTGGTATATGGAGTTAAATGCTCCTACAATGGAACAGAGTGGGTTGGTTAGTGTCGTAGTTGGCGCTGGAGCTGCCTGGTTTGGTCTTTACACAGGTTCAAGTAAACAAAAGGAAAAATAATTATATAATAGGAGAGAGAATGCCCCCAAAATTTAAACCCAGCCACAAAGAATATATTAAAGGTCCAGATGGCAGACCAACGAAAAGAACTAGAATGAAGCACTATTATGTGGGGCAAGTTTCAACCGAAGATTTAATTGACGCCATAAATAATGGTAAGAAAAAACATAAAAATAAATTTATTAATGAATTAACAAGACGTGGAGTAAAATTAGTATGGAAGACACCAGAAACGATATCGGAACAATAGAACCTGCACCTAAAAAGGAAGGGTTAACTATTGAACAGTTAAAAGAGAATTCTTTAAAACTAGAAAAAGAATTAAAAGCCAAACAAATAGGTGCTATTAGAATCTATGATGGCGCATTAGATCCTGGTTTTTGTGATGATTTAATAGAAGTATTCAATACGAATAAAGACCTACATGATAACATCGACGAAGAACAAATTAAATGTGTTCAATATTCTTACAGTAAAAATCACGAAGGTGAAGATGTACATGAACAACTAAAAGATCATATAATGAAACTATATGAGCATTATTTAGAGGATTTGAATCTTCCTAATATGATTGCACATAAAGGCCTTGAATCTCTAAAAATAAGAAAATACGATCCTGATGAGGAACCAATAGCAAATCCACATATAGATGTGGTTAATCATGAAAGTGCTATTCGTGCCATAGGATTCCTATTTTATCTATCAGATAACGATAAAATGACTAATTTCCCTAGACAGGGTGTTGGCGTAGAATCTATCAAAGGCAGAGTAGTTATATACCCACCTAGCTGGGAGTACCCTATTATTGAGAATATGCCCGAAGAAGGCAGTAAATATAATATGCAAACCTACCGACATTACGCCTAACTTACTGATATCTCACCAAAAAAGATTTCAAAAAAAGTACAAAAAGTTCTTGACTTATGGTCCGCCAGAGTGCATAATGTATGTATATTAAATAAAAAGGTATAAAGATTATGACAAATTGGGAAGACTTATCAGAAAGAGATCAACTTTTAACTTATATTAGTGATACTCACAAAGACGCTTACGGGTTTAGACCTAGAGGCCTTTACAATGGTATGTCTGTCCAAGAGCTTAAAGTTGAGCTTGATAGACTTTATGAGGCAGCTTCTGAGGAAGCAGATCGCATACATAATATCGAGACTCGAGCTTGGAAGGCTTTGAAAAGTCATTATGCCAATTTAGTTGATATGGGAGCAAAAGACTTTAGGCAAGCTCTTGCTTGGGATATGGAAGCTGAAGATGTGGAATCATGGGACTTTGGGTTCTACTGTTACCACAAAAACATTCCTTACTCTAAGGAAAGAGTGCTAGAAAGATTAGCAGCTTAATAGCTCTTTTGGTCCACAAAGTGGTTGACATTAGGTACAATAGAGTGCATAATGTAACTTGTAAATGAGAAAAAAGGTGATAATATGACTGAACAACTATTTAATTATGCAGGCTATAGCGTAACTGAAACAGGCCAAACTAAGGCTAGATTCGGTAATGACATGGTATCTCGCATTAAGAAACTTACGGCTAAGGGTAACCAAGATACTTGGTTTGCTGAATTGCCGCAAGCCATGACTAAGAAGGAAGCATCTAATTATTTGCTTGAAAGGGATGACATTAAGTCTAACTTTGATGTAAGAGATGCTTTACAGAAAGTCGTGTATCGTAATGTACCTAAGTCTACAAGAACGGTAACAGCAGGTAATACTGTTTCTACTACTGTGACTGTAAATGAAGGTACACAACCTGGCAATTATGCCAACAACATGGAGAGCTAATATGGCTAATCGTAAAGTGAGCCAAGAGCAAAAAGTTCTAAACTTTTTGAATCAAGGCAAAGCGTTGAGTAACGCTGTGGCAACACATAAACTCAAAGTAAATAGACTACCTGCAAAGATCAATGTTTTAAGATCTAAAGGATATTCTATCTACACAAATACCAACAATGTAGGCAACCCGACTTACAGACTTGGTACACCTAGCAGAGCTATGGTAGCAGCAGCACACGCAGCTGGCGTATCATTCAGTTAAGCTAGTCTTAAATGGAGCCATATATGAAACATAAGAACCCTGTGGCTCCATTACATTTTCAAAGAGGTTTGGTACACCGAGGTCGTCCGAGATCAAAAGACCAATTATAAATAAGGAGAGAGCTAGGTAGACTCGTTAAACGGCCAATACAAAAACATATATCCTGGATAATGATATAAAACTTATCCACCAGACAATTAAAAAAAGGATAAGACATGGAAAAAATAGATTTATCAAGAGAATTAATTGAAGCATTAAGCAAACAATATCGTGGCAACATACAAGCTGCAAGAGCTAATGTAAGAGTGTATTTAGAAAATCCAGCAGGGATAGGTGAACACCCAGACATAATTCAATCTATTGACAGTCAGATCCAAATTATAGCAGACAACCAAGAGAAATTAGACATTCTCAATAGCCGTAGATTTAATTTTTCAGGGAGTAATTTTCCTGTTGAATAATCTACAAAAAGCTACCTTTGGTAACGAATTTTTTAGAGCAGAGATCTCACCCATGGAGGTGCCAGACGGAATGTTCAAAGTAGAGTTTTTTAGTAAGGACGATTTGGTCTTTACAGAATATTTAGGTGATAGAAATTTAGCTGTTGACACAGCAAAGACATTCGTTAGACAAAGGGAGCAACTACATGGCAAATAATGTATATTCTACTATACAATTTGAAAAAGGAAACAATGATGCAGAAAGAGAATTCGTAAGAATCTTTGAATTCATTGAAACTTTTGATGAGAAAGGTTTAGAGTTTGCAGACTTTTATCTTACTAATCAGGAAATCGTAGACGAAGAGTTTATGAAAGATTGGGTTGGTCCTTTGTCAGCAGTCGTTACAAAATTTATGGGTACAGAGGTAGAAGTTAAATCTTCTTGGATATCTCCCCATGTATTCTTCACAGGTTTATTAGAACATCTAAGAAATACAGATCCAGATACTGTATTAAGTATGCAATATGAAGATGAATTTTTAAACTTTTGTGGTGTGTATGTTAACGATAAACAGATTGAGGAATCAGGTGGTTGGTTTAAGAATCAATTCGATGCACTAGACGATAACCAAATAGACTTTTTAGAGTTTGTAGAGGATACGCAGATAGATTGGTTAGATAAATTGTGTTAATTTTGTGTTGATAGTATGTTAGGAGGATATATAATGCGGTTTGTGGAAAAAATGGAGACATACGATTCACAATCTCCTACTTCTAACATTTTTATATTTAATGGAGGAAGACTTGAGACTTGTTAAGACGACTTCAACCAAAGGTCAACAAGACGTCAAGATGGAGATGGAGATATGAGGTTAGATTACAAAGACTGTGGCAAAATTGGCATTACATGTAGCACATTTGATTTGTTACATGCTGGACATGTCGTTATGTTAGAGGAGGCCAAAAGGCATTGTGATTACCTAATAGCAGCGCTGCAAGTAGATCCTACTCAAGACAGACAAACAAAGAACAAACCTATTCAAAGTATAGTAGAAAGACAAATACAGTTAGCTGCTGTAAAGTATGTTGATGAGATAGTTATGTACTCTACAGAATCAGAATTAGAAGATTTATTCCTTACATTACCTTTAAATGTTAGAATACTAGGTACTGAATATAGGGACAAAGAGTTTACAGCTAAGCAGATATGTTTAGATCGTAATATAGAATTGTTTTATAATGTAAGAGATCATTCTTTCAGTAGTACATCTCTTAGAAACAGAATACAAAACAATGAAATACAAAAAATAACTGGTTATGCAGATGCAGTGATGCCTGAAGTGATAGCCGCTAACAAAAAGAGGAAAGATGATGAGTAAAGTGAAAAAAGAAACTAGTGCAATAAGAAGGATAGTTAATTGCCTAAATGCTGAGAAAAGAGCATTACATGGTGAATTTAAAAGTTACTGGAAAGACACAGCTAACAAAATAGCTAAAACAAATGATATAGATATAAAGAGAGTAAAAAGTAATTTGGAGTTATATAATGCAGAAACTGAAAGTAGTAGCTACCACTAGAGTTTGGAAAGCAAATGGTGTGTCCAAGGAGTTTCCTATGTGGCAACCTGTAGGTAGTAACGAATATATTATAGGTTATACAGATGAAGAACCTACACTTTCTGTTATTGGGCGATTTGTAGATGAATTTCAGCATACACTAGAAGGTAAAGTTACTGAATCTGTAATAGAAGTATTCTCAGGTTATGAAGTATACTTAGCAGAATCCCTTACACATAACGAACACTTTCAATTAAAATACGGAGACGAAATTGACTTCCCTGCGACAGACGTCACAAAGATCTCAAGTGCTGAACTTCAGGAGTTGGGAAAAGGGTAGTGGACCTAGAATCACATTAGCCTATACCTACTTCGAAGATAAATCACATTTAGAGAGACAACTAGAACTTTGGAAAGATTATCCATCTTATGTGGATATATTTCTAGTTGATGATGGCTCCGAAAAGAATCAAGCATTAGATATATTAGAAGAAAATAATTTTAGTATCCCTGAATATGGACCTACATTCCAACTCTGGAGAGTAACCAGAAACTTAGGATTTAATTCTCATGGTTGTAGAAATTTAATAGCAAAATATGCTTTATCAGATTATATTGCATTCTTTGATATAGACATGTCAATTAGTTTAGAAACAGTAGGCAGACTTATAGTTAAAAAATATAATCCAAGATCTTTTTATAGACATGATTGTTGGATTAAGCACATGCAACAAATGAACCCATACCCTGGACACTTAAATTGTTTTCTAATACATAAAGACTTGTATTGGGAGGCTGGTGGTTATGATGAATCTTTTACAGGACATCATCACGGGGATAGAGAGTTTATAGAAAGAATATTAAAACTTCCTGATGTAACTGAAAGACATACACGACAGGTAGTATTGTTAAATAGAAAGGGTAGACATGGTTCAGTAACAGATAAAGTTAAAAAGACAGATTATATTGATGACGACTTTTTCTATTGTCCATTACCTATCACAGAAGTAGAAAAACTTAAAGGAACAAAAAAACAACGGTTAGACTTTCCGTTTATTAAATTATTATAAATACTAACATGAGATTTACTGAATTTTTAAAAGAAGATAAAGAAGAAGATAAACTCAAACATTTAGAACATGTTGAGGATCATGTCGTGCATGCTGGACATGATGGATTTGGACATGCGTTTCATACAATTAATGATGTTCATAACGGACTACAAGGCAAGGGTTCAGGACAAACACAGGTTACAATGAAATATGATGGCAGTCCTGCTGTAGTATTTGGTAAACACCCAGAGAATGGTAAATTCTTTGTAGCATCTAAATCAGCATTCAATAAAAATCCTAAAATAAATCATACTCACGAGGATATACAAAAGAACCACGGACACGCACCAGGTTTAGTACAAAAATTAAGCGCTGCTTTAGATCATGCTCATAAAATAGAGCCTAATGGAATCTATCAAGCAGACATTATGCACGCTGGAGATGTTAAACACGATAAAAAGAATAACAGAGTAGATTTTACACCAAACACAATAACATATCATGCACCAGCAGATTCAGATCACGGTAAAGCAGCTAGGAGTTCTAAACTAGGACTAGCAATACATACAGAATACGAAGGGAAAAATATAGCATCTTTGACAGCAAAACATGGCGCTATTGATGATTCTACATTCAAAAAACATAAAGATGTACACCTAATGAGTGCTAATCATAGTACTGATACACATAGGTATAGTTTAGAAGATCGTAAGCAAGTAGACCATCACTTGGAACAAGCGGTATCACACTTTAAAAATACACCCAAAGAACACCACGACACAGTTCAAAAACACGCTGTGGCAATGAAGACATATATTAACCATACAGTACGAACAGGAGAACAACATTCACACGAAGGGTTCGTAGCACACCATAGCAATACACATCAAAAGAAAGTAGATGGTGTTAAGACAGATGTAGCAAAACAAAGACATCAAACTACTATGGATAACACTCTAGGTCATATAAATAAAAATAAGGAACATTTTGAAGGCCCAATGAATATGCACAAGCATTTACAAGCGGCAAAGAATATTATAACAAATACATTATCTCAAAAGTCTGAATGGGGGCATGAGATAGCAGGAGCAAAAAGTAAACCCGAAGGTTTTGTTGCCATACGAAATGGCAGACCTTCAAAATTTGTAGATAGGAAAGAATTTAGCGCAGCTAATTTCAACAAAGGTTAATGGCAGAAGACAAACACATAGTATTTTCATATGGTAGGATGAACCCACCAACTGCTGGACATAGTAAAGTGGTTGATAAGGTTAAGTCTCATGCAGATTCTATTGGCGCTAATCACGCAGTTATTGTAAGTCATTCACAAAACAACAAAACAGATCCTTTACATCACGAACACAAAAAAGAATATTTAAAACATGTACACCCAGATGTAAACTTTGAACATTCTACAAAAGAACACCCACACTTCTTGGCACAACTTAAAAAGTTTCATCAAGAAGGACATACACACGCAACAATGGTTGTTGGTAGTGATAGGGTAAAACAATTTAAGGCACTAGCTAATAAATACAATGGTCCTAAGGGAGACTATAATTATAAAAAGATACATATCTTATCAGCAGGACAGAGAGATCCTGATGCTGAGGGTGTAGCAGGTATAAGTGGAACAAAGATGAGAAACCATGCAAGTGGTAACGATTACAAATCTTTTAAGGCAGGATTACATGCCAATCATAGTGATGAACATGCTAAAAAACTCTTCAAGGCAACACGGCAAGGTATGAACTTACAAAAAGAGGAGAGAGGCATGAAGGATTTCGCTACATTTTTAAAAGAAGACATGGAAGGTATGTCTCAGAAGTCTGGAGATAAAAGAAGTACAGACAGTGGCGCAGGAATGACAGCTCAAGGTGTTGCTAAGTACAACAGACGAACAGGTGGTAATCTAAAAACAGCAGTAACTACACCACCAAGCAAACTTAAAAAAGGCAGTAAAGCAGCAGGGAGGCGTAAGTCTTTTTGTGCTAGGTCCAAAGGTTGGACAGGCGAGAGAGGCAAAGCTGCTAGAAGGAGATGGAATTGCTAATATTAACTAGACTAGCTATAGCATGTGTAACAGCAGTATTTGGAAACGCTTTTAGTAAGTGGTTTCTTAATACAAAAGTAGGTGCATGGCTTCAATTAAAAATAAACAAACTAATGTCATTCTTAGCAGATAGATATAACATAGAGATTGCTAAGAAAGAAGCTAAATGGAGATCAGATTATCCTATGTTAGCTGAAAGAATAGATAAACTAGAGGCAAAGGTTTACAAGAAATGAGTAAGATTCTAATGGGAATTATTGTAGCCATGTGCTTAGGCTTTGGTGGTTACTACTGGTTAACAGAAAAAAGACTTACTACTTTAACTGAGAACAATGCTAAATTATCTATAGCAAATCAAACAAATCAACAAACAATAGATAAACTTTCAGAGGATTATGAAAAACAACAGGTACTTAATAAAGAGTTAGGTATAAAGTTAAAAGCCTCAGAAGCTTATGGAGATAACTTA